ACATGGGGTCTTGACCCAGCTGAAGTTATCTATATCGTGTCACAAGACACATACTATGACTTGTTAGAAGATCCAATCTTCCAAACAATGGACAAAGTTGGTACACAAGCTACTATCTTAACAGGCCAAATCGGTTCTATCGGTAACAGCCCTGTGTTGGTTTCTGGTGAGTTTGATAGCAAAGCTACTGGCGCTGCCGGTGCTATCGCTGTTGCTCCCGCTAACTTCTTGGTCGGTAACCAGCGTGGTCTGCGTATCGATACACAAGAGTTGGTCGAAACACAACGTCGTGTGATGGTTGCCAGCCTGCGTACAGGTATGGTACAAGTTACTTCTAACTTCGGTGCTGGCGTTTCAGCATTGCGTTACACAGCTTAATTTTAAATTAAGACTAACAAGACTCTTCGGAGTCTTGTTTTATAAAGGTATTAGGTGCCTTTATAAAACAAGCGAGGTATTTATGGCAACAAATTTAGTAACAAAAGCAGAATACAAAGCTTACATGGGAATTACGAGCACAAACTCTGATGCAGAAATTGATTTCTTAATACCCAAAGTCAGCGATTTAGTAAAAACTTATTGCCGTCGTACCTTTATTGACTACTACGACGAGGCCAAAACAGAAGTGTTTGATGGTGGTTTTAAACAAATCATCTTAAAAGAAACTCCAGTAGTTACAGTTAATTCAGTAGCTTATAGTGCTGATTATGGTAAGACTTATACCAATCTTGCAAAGTTTACCGATTATGTAGTGCGTGACGATTATGTTATTAGCACAAATCCAAGCGGTTTCTCAGAACAAATTAACGGATACAAAGTAGTTTATTTTGCAGGATATGAAACAATTCCTAGTGATTTGAAATTAGCTGTTCTTGATTTAGTAGAGTATTACTCACGGAATAATGGTGCTGTACATAGCACTCGCGACCTAAATCCAAATACTACTCAAATTAATTATGTAGCCTCTAGCAATTTTCCCGCTACTATTAAGCGTGTGCTAGATCAGTATATGGCGGACTTCACCTAATGGCAGCACCTAATACATTTAATTATAAGTACTTACTAGAGTTAATGTATGGTGCTAAACTAACAGATCCAAACGCAATTAAAGATCCTGAAGGTTTTAGAAATAGTTTTATAGCTTTAGTTCAAAAAGATATTCGTGGGCAAATAGAAAATACATTACCTATAATTTACTTGGTAAAACCTCACGAAATAGTAACTAACCTATTAAGTGGTCTTATTAATAAAAATCTTACAGAAGGAGATCAAGAGATCTCCACTAGTTACATAGAGTCTGTGGTTAATCCAAACGATGGCAGTCTAATTAGTTCAAGCCATCCTCTATTTTCAGATGCCTTACACGCTATATTGTCTGGTATGACTAGTGCTTCTGATATAAATTTTATGGCTCAAGAAGTTAAAAACGAAATTGAGTCAAAGATGGTCGAAGGTAAAACACTTACTTTTAAAGATCTGGGAAACAAAGCCAAAGAGTTGCTAGAGATAGTTAACTTAGCACAGCCTGACATTAATGTAATATGTTCAATAGGATCAGTGGCTGATATTAAAAAAGCCGAAGATCTAATTAAAAATAACATACAAAAAGCAGGTAATAGCCTTAGGGGCTGGCTGAGAGAAAATACTCCAGCAAAGCTTGCGGACGCAGATAGTTTTTTAAATAATTACAACAGTGAAACTGAAATAGTTTTTGTCAGTAGTAGTTTTAAAAAAGCTCGTGAAGAAACAGTAAACGCAGCAGCTTCTAAAGCTTTAATACCTGTATTTGCTAGTTTCGGTATAAACTGTAAACCTACTTTTAAAGTAGGTGCTTTTACTGCAGCAGGTCATACTGGCGTAATATCTGGAAGAGGTACCTCTCTACAACAAGTAGTGGGTATTAATTCTCCGATTATACAGCAGACCCTTTATTGGGCAAATACACAAGCAGAAAAACCTCCTGTGTCATTAGATACATTTATTCTGGAAACAGATCATCTAGGACTATCTTTTGACATTAAAGAAGGTGCTGTAGGTATAGCAAAAGATTTATTAAGTCTAAATTTCTCATTTGTAGTCTCACAAGAAGCCAGCTGGAATAGCAGTTTAGGTAGTAGAGAAAAAACTGCTATGAGTAATATTGTTGAAAAAGCCTGGGATATTAAAAGAGAGTCCTTAGCTGACTTTTGGAAACAGTATATTACTAAGCACATTATTCCAATTATACCCGACAGAGTACACGGTTCACCTACTTTAAACGAGAGAATTTTATCTAGTTTTGCAGATATTTTAAGAGATACAATTAAAATAAGTTCTGGAAAAGTATTACCTACGGCAAAAAGTTCTTCAAGAAAGACTACTTCATCTAGCCGTAAGCCTGCTGTTAAGCCTAATAAACCTGCTAAAGCTAATCTAGCTTCTACCGGTGGTAGTACGGGAATACCTAGTTATACGCCTAAATCAGTTGCTCCTAGTATATCAGGTTTACGAGAATTAATAAACTCCCAGCTGCAAGATGTAATTAGTGCAAACATGGGAAGCGGTACTAGTCGTAACGTTTTAAATTATCGTACAGGTAGATTTGCAAGTAGTGTTAAAGTAGAGAGTTTGTCAATTAGCCGACAGGGTATGATTACTGCTTTTTACTCTTATATGAAAAATCCTTATGCAACTTTTAGTGCTGGAGGAAAACAGTCCCTTCCAACAAGTAGAGATCCTAAACTGTTAATTTCTCGCTCAATAAGAGAAATTGCACAGCAGATGGCTATAGATAAATTAAGGGCAGTATCCTTATGACAAAACGAACAAGTATCGTAACAGCATTAGCTGAAAAATTAAAGGTAATAGACGGCACAGGTAGTTATAAAACTAATCTATTTGGTAACAGCTATCCTAAATTAAAGTTTTGGGATGAAGTACAAGACTTCCCAGCTTGCTATTTAGTAGCAGGTTCCGAAGTTAGACAATATCATCCTTCAGATTTTACATGGGCCTTTTTAAACATTAGTATCAAAGTATATGTAAAAGATGAATCCTATCCTCAAGAGGAGTTAGAGAATCTTCTTGATGATATTGAAAATGTAATTAACGACAATCGAATATTAGTATATGATACTACTAATAACCTTTCAACAACTGAAATCTTACTTCAGTCAATTACTACCGACGAAGGGCTACTAGCCCCCTACGGCGTTGGTGAAATCAACTTACAAGTGCGTTACGCATTAGTATAACTCTCGGATTTACGCAAGTACGACAACAGATAAATATCTTGTAACAGTGCTTAAAATATTTCCAAAAATCATAAAGGAAAGAGTATGGCATTAAATTTACTACGTAATAGTCGAGTTTTTTACACGACTAATTTGACTAGTTCAGGGCAAGTAGCCACTAGCGGTTTTACCACTGCAAATACGCGAGAACTCCAAGTTTTGGATGGTTTCTCTTTTTCACAAAACACAGGCCAAGAGACTATTACTACAAATGAAGCAGGTGCTACACCTGTTCGTGGTCAGCGCAGTTTTAACACTTCGTTAGAGCCAGTAGACTGGAGTTTCTCTACCTATATTCGTCCTAAGTATAACGAGGGTGCAACTACCACAGCGGGCCCTGATTCTGATGACTATATCGGAGCTGAAGAATCTGTGCTATGGAATTCTATGTCTAGTGTTACCGGTAATGGCTGGACACAGACAGTTGGCGCCGCTCCTAGTACAGTTCCTTACTCAACAGTGAGTTTTGAAAATTCAAATGCTCACCAGTTACAAGCTTTTGGCTTGATTATTGTGTTTGAAGCAGTTACTTATGTAATTGACAACTGTGCTATTGATACAGCTACTATTGACTTTGGTTTAGATGCTATTGCTGCTATTGCTTGGGCTGGAAAAGGCACCACAATGCGTCAACTACCAACAAGTTTATCCATTAGTGCTGCTGGTAGTGTTACTGGAGGTGGTTTCACAGGAACCAACGACTTTACACTCAAAGATACGTATGCACGATATATCGCTAACAAACTGTCTACAATGACTTTAGCTTCTAGCACTTTTGGTGGATTGACGGCTACAAGTTATGGTAATGTTGCTATCACAGGCGGAAGCTTAACAATTAGCAACAATTTAACATATTTAACACCAGCAAACTTAGGTGTTGTTAATACTCCTATTACTTATTTTACAGGTACTCGTTCTGTTACCGCAAACGTTACAGCATACTTAAAAACTGGAGCAGGTGCTAGTGCCGAATTATTAAAAGATATGTTAGCAGCTAGTTCGAGCAGTACTGCCAATAAATTTGCAGCTACTATCTTAGTTGGCGGCAATAATGACACACGATTTGAGATCAGTATGCCAACAGCTCAATTGACTATTCCAGCAATCACTTCTGAGCAGATTATTGCTACTTCAATTACTATGACCGCACAAGGTTCCGATACCGGTAGTGCTGGTGGTGCGTATGATCTCGAAGCCAAAAACGAAGTTACGCTTAAGTATTACGCAGCAGCTTAACTAGCTGTTGTATTTTCATAGAGACTGGGTTGATCTCCAGTCTCTCTTTTTCAAAAATATTATTATAAAATGACTACTCTCTCTTTAAAAACACTGTTAGTTCCTTCTAAATCAGTTCAGGTTGAATATCCTGGGATGCCTGGTTTTGTAGTTGATTTGGCATTTTTATCCCGCGAAACGCTATTGTCGATTCGTAAGAAATCTACTAAAACCAGCTTTAAAAATCGTCAAGCATCTGAAGAGTTCAACGAAGATTTGTTCCTACAACTTTATGTTGAAGCCGCTGTAAAAGGTTGGTCAGGTTTTAAATTATCTTATCTGGAGCAATTAGCTCCAGTAGATTTAACTGATAAAGATCTTGAAGCAGAACTTGGTTATACACCTGAAAACGCCTTATACTTGATGAAAAACTCAAGTAACTTTGACGCATTTGTTAGTGAACAGGTAAGTGATCTGGGAAACTTTTCGATGACCAACTCCAGCAAGTAAACGAGCAGTTGGTCAACTACTTTCAAAATATGAGTGTTGGCATGACCAAGTATCAATATTTTGAAATGTGCGAAGCGTTAGGCAATGAACCCCTGGAATCTGAGATTCCAGTTGATTTTGATGACTTTCCGCTAGAAGTACAACAGGCGTTTAACGCCTATAAAATGCTCCGTGACGAATGGGACACCATGAGTGGCAGCTATTTAGGTAAATCCCTGATAGGTGTCAAAGACATTTTAGAAGCAACAGAGATTGATGTTTCTGAACATAAACTTATAGTTATGCTTATACGCATAATCGATAATGTCCGATCAGAAGAAATCAATAATAAGAAAAAGATGCAAGAGCCCGCTAGCTAAAATTAGCGGGCTTTTTTGCGTTAAAAATTTTTTGGTTTGACAAGAGCGTGGTCACATGGTATAATGGTCTCTAGTTAAATTATCGAAAAATTTTGGTAATATCCGAACAGGAGTATGCATGGCTACTAATGATACAGTTGTATTATATTTTAAACTATCCGATCTTGGTGAGACAATTAAATCTGGTCATAAGGATTTAAAAGCCTTCAAAGGAACTTTTGATGCCCTTCAGCGGGACATGAATAAGCCTACAGGCAAGGGTAAGGGCGGTTGGAAAAACGCAATGATGGGTGGCGACGCGTATGATGTTGCCAGGGGTAGTGCCGGGGCTACTGGTGCGTCTGGTCGCGACTTTGCAAACCAAGCACGAGGCCTTGACGGTTTAGTACGCTTATATGCTACTTATGCTGCCAATTTATTTGCAGCCGGTGCTGCTTTTCGTGCATTGAGCCAAGCAGCAGATACTACTAACATGATCAAAGGCATGGATCAGCTCGGTGCAGCCAGTGGTCAAGCTTTGGGAACAATTGCCAAAAGATTAGTCGACACAACTGATGGAGCTATTTCTTTTCGTGAAGCTATTGAAGCCACTACCAAAGGTACTGCAGCTGGATTATCTGCCAAACAAATGCAACAATTGGGAGAAGTAGCTAATAAAGCTTCTAAAGCACTAGGCGTGGCTATGCCTGATGCTATTAGCCGATTAACTCGCGGTATTAGTAAACTCGAGCCTGAACTTTTAGACGAACTGGGTTTATTTACTAAAATTGACCCTGCGGTTCAAGCATATGCACGAACACTAGGAAAAACAACAACTTCTCTAACTGATTTTGAGCGTAGACAGGCTTTTGCAACAGCTGTACTAAAAGAAGGTCTAGATAAATTTAGTGATATTGATGTAAAAGCTAACCCTTATGACAAGTTATTAGCCAGTTTACAGAACTTAGGGCAGGGAGCGTTAGAGTTAGTAAATAAAATACTAGCGCCTATAGTTACTATCTTATCACAAAACCCTACAGCTTTATTAGCTGTTATTGGAGCAATAGGAGTATCAATACTTAAAAGCGCTATTCCTGCACTAGGACACTTTCGTGAAAACTTAAAAAATGCAGCAAATGATAGTCGCATGGTTTTTACTAAAATATACAGCGATCAACAAGAAAAGATCGGGCTATTAGCTGATACTGCAGGTGCTGCCGCTGCTGAAGCGTATAAAAAAGGTGCACCTACAATAGCTAAAATTCAGGAATTAGAAAAATCTGCTCAAAGTTTTTCCAAGGGCCGCAAAGATTTTGCAGCATTAGCAGGAAAAGATCCTTTTGCTATTACCCCTGAAGAAATAAAATCTTTAGAAAATCGTGCAAAATATTTAAAAGGCAGAAACGACGCCGAAGCACAAGCACTTACCCTTCATCTTCAAAAAATGAAAGCAATACGTGCAGGCGCTGCAGCAGCATTTGAAGCAGCTTCCACGGGTGTTATTGCAGGTACTGAACCTGGATATACTACTCCAGGTTCTAATGATATTATAAATAAGCGTACATTAAATAAATTAGCTAGTGAAAGTATTAGGTCCACAACCGCAGAAACTCAAGCTATCTACGGATCTAGAGCAGCATATAAAAAGCTAAACGAAGAAATTGCAAAGGCTCGTGAAGGAACCTACAAGACTACTACTCGTATAGACGAGAACGGCAAAGCAGTAGTAGAAACTACTGGTAAAATGGGCAAGCTTGAGGCGGGTTATACACGTGTTGCAGGCGTGATTGGTATTGTTGGACAAAAGTTAGGATCTCTTTTAAGTGCTTTTGGTATATATGGAGCCGTATTAGGCATAGCAATTGAAGCTATAGGATTATTTGATAGCTGGATGTCGAAAACAGGAAAACAAACAGAAGAATTTAATAAGTCTTTAGATGGAAGTAAAGATGCAATAGATAATGTAGGCAGAACTTTAGATTACTTAAATAAAAAAGGGTCTTCAGCTACAATAACAGGAATATCAGCCTTATCAAATGCAATGAATGAGCTTACTTCCGCTACAGATAGTTCTGTAAATGCTGCTGAAAAATTAAAACAGTCTATTGCGTCAGGTGGCTGGTATGATAAACTCCGAGAATCAATTCTTGGAATATTTGGAAAAGATGTAGATACAGAACTAGCAAAAACACTAGCAAATAGCCTGCAAAGTATGCGTAGTTTAATGCGAAGAACTGGCATGGGCGCTGATAGTGACGAAAAGCTAAAAGATGCTCTAGGAGTCGAAGAGCTAGATATAAAAAGCGTTACTGCCGCTTTTAAATCAGGTAAAATTACTGTTGACAAGTATTTAGAAGTTCAGAAGAAGTTAAACGCTACGTTAGGTAATAGTAGTGCTAATTTACAAGCTTTTAAAGCAGCAACAGATAGCTCAACCAAAGCTTACCAAGAATTTATTCAGTCAACGGCAAACAGTAATCCATTATTTAAATTAGGTGCAAGTTTACAAGACGTATCTATTGCAATGGGTACTGCACTTAAGGGAGGTGTTGATGGTCTTAACGCGGCGTTTAACGATTTAACAGCTCATCCAGAAAAAGCTGCTTTATTTGGTGATGCTTTTGTTAAATCTTTTGTTGCAATACGCACAGAGTTTAAAAATACTTTTGATGCAGTAGCCAGAAACAGAGATTTGATGGCAGACTATGAAGATAAAATAAATGACGCCGCTAAAGCTTTAGATGATTTTAAACCTAAGAATTCATACTTAAGAAGTATTGGTACTGATGAAAATATGTCTCCGGCGGAGAAAAAGGCAAGAGATAAATTTAGGGACTTACAAAGAGATCAAGAGGCTGACAGTAAAATAATAGATACTTCTGTATTTATAAAAGCAAAAGCCTTATTTGTAGAAGGTATAGGCTCTGCGTTCTCAGAAGGTGCAAAAATTATCGATAAAGCTCTTGGCCAAGCTAGTGCTAAGGCTGCACTAACCATAGCTCAAGCACGCTCTGGAGCCTTAAGTGGTGAGAGAGCTGCAATTGAATCAAATAGGCTAAAAGATGAAGAACTAAAGATACAGATAGCTGCCGTTGATATGAATATGGAGCTTATTGGCAGCCAAGAAAGATTGATAGCAAGTATAGATGCAGCCACTATTGAGTCAGCTCTTGGCAGAGCTAGTACAGAGGAAGAAAAAACTACACTAAAAGCCCAAAGTAAAGCTCTTGAAAAATTTGGTGAAATATTAAGAAAAGGTCCGGATAGTACAGGTAGATTACCATTTGAAACTACCGGTAGTGAAGAAGGGGACGCCTTTTTACAAGCTAGATTACAAAAAATTGGCTTAAGCATGGCTATGCAACAAGCTACCAAACTAGGTATACAGGGTCAACGTACAGCCTTGGGAATAACTGGCGAACGAGAAGTAGTTGGTGCCAGGTTACAAGATACCTCAAAAATAAAAAACTTAGAAGATGCTATTTCACAACAAAAATTATCACAACTAAATACTCAAAATAGTATTAATAATGCCGCTACAGAAGGTACTCTAAAAGCAGCCTCAAATATAGAAAATGAAATATTAGAAAATAAACAGTACTTGGAGCGTTTAGAAATTCAAAACAAGCTTAATGATGCAGATAAGCAGGCTAAAGCAACCAATGAGAGTAGGTTTTTCGACGAAATTACTTTTCAAACAAAAGTACTAAATCTTACGAACCAACGTCAAAAACTAGAAAAAGACAGCAAAGCAGAAGCAGACAAGATCAAACTTATTGATTTAGAATTTAATAAGCAAAAGTTGATCAGAGATACTAAAACACAATCTGACGAAAATGCATTAAAAATGACAGCAGCCCAGTTGGGTGCAAACCAAGAACTTTTTAATGTACAAACTTCTATGAGTATGGTAGTCGGAGAAGAGGCAGAGTATCAGAGAAAATATTTAGAGCAAGCTAAATTATCTAATGATATATCTCAATCTGAATTAAGCTTAGCAAAACAAAGAGCAGATGTTTTAGCAGAAATAGATTATAGGCTAGCAAAACTTAATAAAAATGCTCCAGATTATGATGTTAGTAAAGCCCAGCTAGAAGCAGAAAGAGCCGCTGCCGATAGTAACTTTACATCACAACAAAGAACATTATCAATAACTAATGAAGGCCGCAGAAAAGCCCTTGATTTAACACAGTCTTTAACTGATCGTCAATTAGCTTACGCGGATGTATTTAAACAAAGTTTTGATCAGATGGGCGATGCACTTATTCAGTTTACAAAAACAGGTAAATTAAACTTTAAAGGTTTAGTTGACAGCATGATCGAAGGGTTAATCCGTTACGAAATGCAGCAACAATCACTAGCACTATATGCTGCTGCAAGACCCTGGTTAATGAACTTAGTGGGTAGTGTGTTTGGGTCCGGAGTTGGCCCAATTACTGCAAATCCATTCAGAGCACAAGACTTAGCCGGAGGCAGTACAATCGGAACTTCTGTTGCTAGAGGTGGTGTTTATGACGCAGGTTTACAGAAATTTGCAAAAGGCGGAATGTTTACCAACGGTATTGTAAGTTCACCAACACTATTCAAGTTTGCCAAAGGCACTGGGTTAATGGGCGAAGCAGGTCCCGAAGCAATTATGCCACTAAAGCGAGACGGCCAAGGAAATTTGGGAGTTCGTGCAGCTGGTGGTGGCGGAAAAGTAGATGTAGTTGTTAACAACTATGGTAATCAGCAAGCTACTACCAAGGAAACTACTGATAGTCGCGGAAATCGCAAGATTGAAGTTATTATTGGCGATATGGTTGCAAGTGAAGTATCCCGCCCAGGAAGTTCAGTTCAGCAGTCATTGGCAAATGGTTTCAATAACCGACCTGCCTTAGCAAGGAGATAATTTATGGCAATTCCATCATGGGCTAGTCAGCCGCTACCACAAGTACCACAAAAAGGTTTCTCGGAGTCTTTGGGTTTGAATGTTATACGTTCAAATCCGGACTCCGGTCCTGCAAAAATGCGTCGTAAAGGTACTCGCGTTAATACAATGGATTTATCTTTTATTATGACAACTGCACAGTGCGCAGCTTTAGAAACTTTTATTGAAGATACACTACTTGGTGTAAAGCGATTTACATTTCCACATCCACGTACTTCTACAAACGTAGAAGTACGTATAGTTCCTGGCTCAGACGGAGAATTTTTTAAATTACAATACTTAGCACCAGGTTACTGGAATACTTCCTTAAAGTTTGAAATACTACCATAATGAGCAGATTAAGTAGACTATCACCACAAGCAATTAAAGCTATGTTTTCGTCTGAAACAGATGAACAGCTTATAATGTTGCTGACAATTTATGATCCAAACGGCAATACCAGCCCTACAGCGCCAACAACTCCTATTAGGTTAAGTGATAACTATACGCAGCGACTGTCGTCTACAACAGATGATGAAGTCATTTATGGCGTAGTAAGTCGGTCGAATGAATATGTGTTTTTGCCAATGACCCTAAACTTGCCCAATGAAAATGACAGCGGTATGGGCGATTGTTCAATCACCCTAAACTTTGTTACACCTGAAACAATTACTGTTATTCGTAGTCACCTAATGTCGCGAACAAAAGTTCTAATAGAACTAGTAATTTCTAGTAACTTAGACTATGTAGAAGCAACACTCCAAAACTTTTATATTACAACAGCAACTTATAATGCTGAAAGCGTTACCTTAAACTTAAGTATGGTTAATTATAATTCCGAACCATTCCCTAGTTTTAGTTTTACACCTAACTATTTTCCAGGACTATTTTAATGAATTATGATAAATATATTGGATTACGGTATTTAGACAATGGCAGAACTGAAAGTGGTGTTGACTGCTGGGGATTAGCTCGCCTATTTTATAAGGGTGAGTATAATATAGACTTACCAAGCTATTCGGAAGAATACTCAGGCGGAACTGATGCACGTATCCTACAAACGGTAGAACTGTATAAGGATAATTGGGAAGAAACTACTACACCAAACGTTGGAGACTTGTGTCTTTTTAATATGCTTGGTGAACCTATGCACGTGGGTGTGTACCTAGGTGACAATAGATTTTTACACTGTCGTCGCGGTAGTGATAGTGTAATTGAGTCGCTGTCTAATCTAAAGTGGAAAAACCGTTTTGTAGCTTTTTATACATATGTTCCGCAAGAACAAGTACAAGCCGTTGGAGCACCACACCCATTAAAATTCAGTGTATATCGTGACTGGACTGTGGCAGGTACTACTGTTCAAGATTTTGTGGATTTTGTAAAGTCGAAATATACAGTAAGTGGTGAAATAGTCAGCAAGATAGTTGTTATGTTAGATGGGGTAATTGTACCCAAAGCCGACTGGTCAACTACTGTGGTACAGGCTGGTCAAGAAATAGCTTATAAAAGCGTGGCTGAAGGCACTTCAACAAAGCGATTGCTTATAACACTTGCAGCAATTGCAATTACTGCTACCACTGGTATGCCTGGAGATATAGGAACCTTCATTAGTGGTGGAACTTTAACAGGTAATGCTGCCGTTGTAGCAGGAACTGTAGCTATTCAAGTGGGCAGCATGGTACTGCAAAATGTTATTGCACCTATTCGCCCACCACGAACAAACGATCCTGGCAGTGCGAACGCCATGAACTTACTTACCGGACAAGCCAATCAAGCTAGTCCATTTAATGCTATTCCTGTAGTATTAGGGAAAGTGCGATTTTCAGGAATGTTAGGAGCTACTCCCTATGTAGAGTCACTAACAGAAACAAATATTTTAAATAGTGTTGTAGTTTGGGGTTTTGGCCCGCTTGCAATTAAAGACGTTAATATTGGCTCTAAGTCCATAGATGACTTCTACTATGGAGAACCAACTACTGTACCTCTGCCTATTACAATAGAAGGATTTGCTCGTGATTACTTGCCTGGAGCCGCAGGTGGGTTAAACGGTACTTTTAATAATCAGTATGGTCGTGATGTTGAGCAGCGTCAAGTTAATTTAGAGCTAACAAATAACGCTACTAATATAACCGCTACGCATCCAGGCACACGACGTTGGCAGCAGGTTGATTTAGTGCAAAATGCTGACGCAATTGATATTGTATTATCTTTTCCCGAAGGTATGCGCAAGATCAATACCAAAAATGGTAACATTGGTGTTACCACTTGCGGCATAGAAATTCAGATGCGCCAGTACCAAGCAGGTGAGTGGGCTGAAGAAGATACAAGCTCAGCTATAAATGTTTATAGTTTTAACCCTGGCAATCCTCAAGCGTTTCAGACATTTACAATGGTGCCACCAAGTGGCTTAGAAGTTCAACTATACAGATACACTACTTTTTGTTTCTCGCCTAGCGGCGGTATAGCCAGGTTCGATGGCGCAGCTACTGAAACTCTGGGACAAGATGCTGGCCCGGAAGTACAAGCAGAGTATGCTAAAACCAGTTACGCTTCGCTTGTAGGTACATCTGGAATAAAAAAATATAAACCACAAATACCACCTGGATATTTACCGCTATACGAAATATATCAGCAGACAGACGGAAGTATATTACCAGTAAGTACTGATCCTAGTACAGGCAATCCTATTCATCCTATTGATCTTTACAGTGGTAAGTCTGGTTTAGAGTATTCTGTAATTGAAACGCAAGAAGAAATTGGTCGAGGCGAAAATGTTACTTGGGACACTTCCAAGATCAAAACTGTAAAAATAAACTCTGGTACAGTTTACGCAGATGCTAGTGGTATTGATTTAACATCAACCACTATACCTGTATGGAGTACAAAAACTTTATTTAATGCACCAGGAATACTTATAAAAAACAATGGCGGATTATGGAGTCAATTTTTAAAAGACTACGGTATTTGGGGTACGTCATACACAACTCCGGCCGCAACTCCTGAAAATCCAAACGCATATGGGGGTAGCTGGTTGTATACCGTACCCTCCGTTTACTTTCCATACACAGGGTACTATGAAGTAACTGCTGCTTGTGATGATCAAGGCGAAATTTTAATTGATGGTATACGTGCTGTACAGATTCCTAAATGCGGTGAAAAGAATACAATTGCAGCTATACAAGGTTTAATTAAGCTAACTGCAGGATATCATAGCATTACACTGTCAGGAGTTAACAATCAAGCTAGTGACATGGGCATTGGTGCACTGATTACGTATACAGCCAACAACGGTGTTAATATTCAACCTGCTCAAAACACTATTCTTACTTTTGGTCGAGGTGCATGGTTTGAAAGACGCAAAGATGCGTTTAACTGGGTACACTCTGTAACAAATATAGAAAGAGGCAGATATCAAGTACGTGTTCGTCGCACCAATAGTGATGAAACCGAAGATGAAGTAGATCAAAAGAAATTCCACAAAGCAATCTTAGCAAACGTTACGGCATACGACAGCAAAAAGCTGCCTATGGTAAATCCTCCTGGTACTTATTTAGCAAAAACTGGTATACGAGTTCAAAGCAGTAATAAAGTAAACGGACAAATTGACGGTATTAATGCCCTTGTGCAAACAATTACCTGGGACTATGACAGAACTACTGGTAGCTGGGAGAACTTGCGTGAAACCAACAATCCTGCTAGTTTATTTGCATATGTGCTAATGCATCCTGCCAATGCTTTTCGAGTTACTCCTTCGGAAATAGATATTCCTAGTCTAACAGCTTGGCATAACTTTTGCAATCCTGTACCACAAACTGTGGCTACACCAAATATGCAAAAAGGTCGTTACTATACTATTAAAAGTCTTGGCACAACTACACAAGCATCCTGGAATATTTTAGCTGGTACTACTGGTGCAGTATATGTTGTAGGCAATTCATTTGAGGTAAAAGTCGCCGGAGGTCAACCAGGAACTGGAACTGGAACATACGCACCTAAATTTACTTATAACAGTGTTTTGACTAACACACAAAGTGTTATGGATACACTACGAGATATTTGTGCAGCTGGTAAAGCTAGCCCTACTTATATTGATGGTAAATGGGGTGTTGTAATTGATACCGAACGCACGCATACAGTACAGCATTTTACTGAACATAACAGTTGGGGTTTTGAAGCTACCAAAATTTTACCAATATTACCACACGCTTTCCGTATTACAATTAGTGATGAAGATTTAGCTTATCAAACTAATGAAATCATTGTATATAACTATGGATACGGACCAACAACAGAAGGTGGTAAAATAGGTGCTACACTGTTTGAACAGTTAAACTTGCCTGGAGTTACAAACGCAGATCAAGCTACTCGTTTAGCAAGATGGCATTTTGCTCAGTTAAAATTACGTCCAGAAGTTTACACAATTAATGTAGACTTTGAACACCTAGTGTGTACTCGTGGAGATAAAGTAAAAATTAGCCATAGTGTTCCTCAGTGGGGTGTTGGTAGCGGGCGTTTAGGTCCAGGAGTAGGCGATGTAGTATCTGGCACTACTTTAACACTAACAGAGCCAGTACTTTTAAATAATAATACTAACTATACAATTCTTATTCGTACAAATAATATAACGAGTACTTCTGGTACCGGTAGTGTTACTAGGAACTTTTTATACACTGGCACAACTGGATATACTAGTACAATTACAGTACCTGAAATATTAACTACTGATGGTGTAAAAACTGATAACTTATTTATGATAGGTCTAGCAAGTATTAGTGTACAAGAGTGTATTGTTACTGCAATCGAACCTAGTACTGAGTATAGTGCAAGGATAACCTTAGTAGATTATTCTCCTGAAATATATACAGCAGATTTAACAGACTTGTTGACATTTAATCCAAAAATGTCGCTTAGCAATGTTGCTATTGTTAAAACGACAATTACAAAATCGCCTATTATTACCAGTATTAATAGTACAAGTGTTCAAAGTAATCAAATATCTAGTGGAAATTATCAAAATAAAGCTATTGTAGCGTTTACAAACCCTCAAGATTTACCAGCCGTTGCTTCTAAAGTACAGTTTGATATACTTGATGGAGACGTATCTGCTTGGGATAGTAATCCTGGTACGTTATATGATACTGATAAAAATAATAGTACGTTTGAGTTTGTTAATTTAACGTCTAATAAAAATTATAAAGTACGGGCACGATATACAAATGCCGACCGCACAATTTGCGGACCTTGGTCACAAGATTTTGCCTTCAACAATGACGGTAAAAACAGAAACTTCCAAGTGCCGCCACAATTAGTTTTAGACCTTGAGAAAACCTATATTGTTGTAGATCCTACAATAGTAACCCTGGCTGATGAGTTTAAAACTTTTGCATACCGACTGTATCGGGATAACACTACCAATGACATATGGGAAACTGAACCAGTTATTCCAGAAATTCAAAGTGTTGGTCAAGGAAAGTTAGATGTATCAACCGTACCTAATACTCCATTACCACGTATATCCGAAGCAGGCGTAGACTATCGTGTACTTTGCCGAGTAGTGGATAAAACTAATAATTATAGTGCTACTAGTACGTCAGCATCTATAAAAATTAAAACAATTGTTTAAAGGATTAATATGTCAGCAACCTTATCCGCAGGCGTAAATTCGTTAATATTAAAGTTAGACACACCATATGATACTATCAGAACGTACGATGTACGTGATGATTTAGTTAAAGTAAAAGTATGGTGTTCTGCTACTGCTGGATTTACTCCTGTAGATACTGGTTCTGTAGGTGCAAATCAGGTTTTTGATGGACTAAGTTTGTCTATTGTTATCAATGAACTACCAAACGGTACACCAACACCAACACCACTAGTACCTGGTACAGTTTACTATGTTAAGTATGCTTTTATTAGTGATATTGACGAAACTGTACAAACAGTTTCTGCAGAGCTAAGTGGAACACCTGTACAAGCAACTCCAGGTAGTAGTGTTACTATGGTGTTTAAACGCGGAGCAGTTCGCCCAGACACTCCAGAACCTAGTCCCAGTACTCCTGCTGGTTGGTATGCTGATATTGATGACGTACCTGTTGGTACTGATCCACTGTGGGCAAGTATTGGTTCTAAAGCCAGTGGTGCAACAAACATCACTTGGCAACTGCCTATTCGTGTAGAAGGTGAAGGCGGTGTACGTGGCGATAGTTTCCGAATTGCCTACAAAACACAACCACAGCAAGATGCAGCACCAGTAATTAATCCAAGCACTACCAGCGGAGACACAACATTTCCTGCTGGTTGGAGCGGTACAATAGATACACCTGGTGCAGGAGAAAGCTTGTGGGCTGCAGATGGTACTTATAATACTCCATCAGATACAACTACTTGGGGTACTCCTTATTTAACACAAGGATTTCCCACAACTATTCAAAGTGATAACTATAACGCTATAGACACTGGTTGGCAAATTCAACGAGATACTGGCAATGCTTTCTTTAATAATGTTACCGCACGCGGTAGCTTAGTTACTGGCAGTGCAGGGGCTCAACGAATTGAAATAAATAAAACACCT